TTCTCGGTAGTTGAAATTTTAATTTTTTGAAATAGTTGAACTTGTTCCTTTTTGGAACAAGTTGCAAAACCACCACCATGCCACTCCGTGTAAAGAAAAATCATAATTGACAATAGAACATATGTTCTATATAATTGCCTTATCGCTACCTTAAATAGTGCGTCAAGGAGGTATTTAGGTGGATGGAGAGTATAAAAAATTGATTGTTGAGTTGTTGGATAAGCTTAGTGAAAAACAACTAAGATATATCTATAAACTCATAAAAGCATTCTTAGATTAGGTAAGTCCCACTTCGGTGGGTACCTAGTCTTTTTTTGTTAGTCCTTCAGCTATCTCACTAAGCACCTTCCATTGTTCCGGTGTAAGTTTTGCCAGTACGGATATAACTCTATTTTTAAAAGAATCTTCTTCTTCTAATAACAAATCTCGTGTAAGTTTAGCAATTTCTGTTTCTCTGTCAAGCTTTAGAAACATCTCACCTTCTCCGGTTCGGAGCCAATTTTCATTTACATCGAATTCCCTGCAAATAGCTAAAATCATTTGTTCTGTGAGATTATTTGTTCCCTTTTCCAATCGTGAAATAGAAGATTTACCAACACCTACCTTTTCACCAAAAGCTTCTAAAGTTAGTCCAAGTGTTTTTCTTAATTCCTTTAACCTTTCGCCCATTCTACCTCCTTTCTATATAGTCTTGCTAAATAGCAGGAACAGACCAACTACTACAATGACTAATCTAAATAAGGTAAATAAAAGTAATGATGTTTTTTTTATCATGTTAATTACCTCCATGACTGAAGTATAAAATATACGCGGGAAAAAGTCAAGAAAAAAGTTCCCTAAAACAACACAAAACTATTGACAAAGTTGTCTTAAGGAACTATAATGTTTACATAAACAAGAGAAAGGAGAAAATCAATGAAGAAATGGTACAAAATCATTGATGAGCTCACCGTCTTAACCGGAAAGCTCATCAGGCTGGCATTAGAGGTTGGAACTCTAATATCAGTAATACACATGATACTTCAAAGTATCAAATAAAAAATAAAGTTAGGAATGGGGCGAAAGCCTCAGACCTGACTGAAGTATACCATTTCTTCATTGCAAGGGCAATAAGATGAAAAAAGTAGCAAAGTTAATATTTAGCATAGCTGAACTGGTAGTCGTTGTAGTAGGACTGTACCTACTGTTTATCAAATAGAAAGGAAAAAAATATGACAAACGAGGATAAGATGGCTCTTATTAGCCTGATCGGAATTATTGAGAAGTTGGATGACGGTGCAAAGAAGTACATTATGGGAGTAGCGGACGGAATGAGTTTTTGCAATATGCAACAGGAGCAAAAGGCTAAGGAAATTGATAAGGCAAGTTAGGAGGTATTTGCGTATTTAAAAAAGAAAAGAGGTGAGATTTTGAATGATCTGAAGATTATAGAGCAGAGGGAAGTGTTGGGTAAAGAGTTCAAGATATATGGAAATTTTGAAAACCCTCTGTTCTTAGCTAAGGATGTTGCAAATTGGATTGAGCATAGTGATATTTCAACAATGATGAGAACTGTAGATGATAATGAAAAGCTGATACAAACATTGTTTGCGTCAGGTCAAAATCGTGAAATGTGGTTCTTAACCGAAGACGGACTGTATGAAGTTTTGATGCAGAGTAGAAAGCCGATAGCAAAGGAATTTAAGAGAGAAGTAAAACAGATACTTAAATCAGTTCGTAAACATGGATTATACGCTACGGAAGAGCTCATTAATAACCCTGACTTTATGATAGAGGCATTTAAGGCGTTAAAAGAAGAAAGGGAAGCAAGAAAATCGCTTGAGGAAGAGAATGAGAAGCTTCAGCCTTTAGCACTCTTTGCAAAGTCGGTATCGGCAAGTCACACATCAATACTTGTGGGAGAGCTTGCAAAATTGCTTAAGCAAAACGGAGTAAATATTGGACAGACAAGGTTGTTTGCGTGGCTTAGGGACAAGGGATATCTAATGAAATCCGGTAGTAGCAGAAATATGCCTACTCAAAGAGCAATGGAGCAGCAGTTGTTTGAAATTAAAGAGAGCAGCTATATAAATTCCGAGGGTGTCACAGTAGTCACTAAGACAACCAAAGTATCCGGGAAAGGTCAAGTCTACTTTGTGAATCTTTTCCTAGGAAAAAATAAGGAGTAATCATGAAAATGGATAATAAGATAAACCGGAACAATGGAGCAGAGTTAATAAGACTTGTTGAGAAGGCTATAAGTTGCTGTAGGTGGAAGGCTAATTTTGCCTTCTCAAATACAAGTGATTATAGAAAGTGGAAAGAAAAGAAGAAAGTATTGGAAGATGCATTAGAAATAGTAAAAGAAATAAGAAATGTGATTTAAGGAATGATATTGAATGACAATATATGAAGTAGAAGAAATTTAGGGGTGAACAATGATGACAGAAGAACAAAAAAAGTTGGAGAGTATTTTACTGAGGTTAGTTGAGGACCTGTATATTAGAGGGTCAGTGGATCAGCTATCGCTAATAGCTCATGAACTTATAGAGTTGTGGAAGGAGGCAAGTAACAATGGAATTTCCGAGGCAAATAATGAAAATAAGTGAACTTTGTGAGATGGGCTTTCCCAAAGAAATGTTAATGGAAATATTCAGGAATCCAAGGCAGAATTTTGCAAGGAAGATGAATCCGCTAAGGAGAAACAGTCATATTATTTTTGAGACGGATGGACTTAATAAGTGGCTGAATGAGGATATAAAGTTACAGGGGAAGGGTAGAAAGTGAGATTACAGGACAAAAAGAAGTCAGAGGCAACGGAGCAGGCTCTTTTGATTGACTGGGCTAATTTGATGTCGGGCACTCATAAGGAATTAAGTCTACTGTTTCACATTCCAAATGGTGGGAGTAGAAACAGACTGGAGGCAATAAATCTTAAGAGGCAGGGAGTAAAGGCAGGAGTTCCTGATCTGTTTCTTCCGGTAAGCAGACATGGAAAGAACGGCTTATTTATTGAGATGAAGTTTGGAAAGAATAAAACAACGGATTTACAAGATGAGTGGCTAAAGAATCTGAATAAGCAAGGCTATGCAGCAGTAGTCTGTTATGGATTTGAGGATGCAGCAGGAGTAATAAAAGAGTATTTAGGGATAGTTTAGGATAAGGGAGAACATACATGAATAAAAATATTCAAAGAGATGAGGATAGACAAATACAGGTACCTAATGTTTTTAAGGATAAAAATGAAGGTGGATATATCCTAGTAAAAAAAGAGGAATTTGAAAATATTATTGAGTGTAATAATAACATTGAGGAAACAATAGCCATAGTTGAAAAGATTACTATTTGCGTTGGACTAATCGTTGTAGGAGTAATTATAGGGATGATGTTGCTATGAAAAAGAAGAAAGTAAAGCAAAGGTTGTGGACAGCGGAAGAACTTGAAATTGTAATCGACATGATGAAACAGAATAAAAAGCTGTCAGCAATAGCAGATCGACTTAATAGATCATATGGAAGTGTACAAAGAAAACTTCAATATATGGGTAAAGATCTATGGGATAAAAGTAGATGGTGTAACTATGTAACTAATAGGACATATAACTATTGGACTAAAGAAGAACTGCGTGAAGCAAAACTTGTATTAGATTGTGGCGGAACAATGTCGGAAGCGGCAAAAAAGACATCACATAACAGAAATGGCCTTTCTCACAAAATAAATATAATGGGCATGGACTTCTGGGAGGAAAGGAATTGGGACAGGTATGTAGTTGGGTAGATAATGATTACGAGTATGAGAATTTAAGGACTACTGCACGGTCAGTGACTAAAGGAACTGTCCTGAAAAGATTTATTGGAAGTGTATGGCATCAGATCAATGAAAAAAGAGGCTATGAAAGTCAGTTCTACATAGCAAATGTGACTGATAGAGGACATCATGGAGAGTTTGATGATGTACCGGTATTCATAACAAGTTCAGATAAGGAATTTAGAAAAGAATTTGAAACAAATAAAAGGTTTAAACAACTAAATGAATTATATAAAAAATGAGCCTGTAACAAAGACAGGCTCATAATGCTAAAAAGCATCCATTTGACATAAATATTCTATGCTTTTTGGTCTAAGAAGTCAAGAAAAAAGTGGGGTGAAAACCCTTTAACTGCTTGATTAAAATATTAAAGTTACGACTAAGGAGCGTAGAAAAATGTATGTTAAAAAGATGTATAACCTAGGAAAGCATAAAGAGATAATAGAGGTTCACAATTTTTATCCGGGTAACTATGGAGCTCCGGGGAAAAGCAGAGAGAAAAAAGAGAAGGCATCTCCGGAAGTGATAAAAAAGCAGAACCATGCCAACAGGGTAAGAAAAATACAAAGATTGATATTGGGGAATTTTAAATCAGGAGATTGGCATATCGTACTAAAGTATAAAAAAGAACTCAGACCTGAGAACTTCAAAGAGGCGAAGGACCAGTTAAGCAATTTTTTCAAGAAGATGAGGCTGGATTTGAAAAAACATGGGATAAGTTTCAAGTATATCGGAGTTACTGAGATGGGCAAAAAAGGAAATGCCCTACATCATCACATCATAGTTGAAAACATCACTGATCCGGTAAATATGCTTCAGCTTATAAGAAAATATTGGGAGTATGGCCATATTGCTCTGACTGATCTATACGAAGAAGGGGCATATCAGAGATTGGCTGAGTATATAGTAAAAGCGGAGACGAAGGATCCTGAGGGAAAGTCTAGTTACAAACGCAGCAGAGGTAATCTGATAGAGCCACAGGCAGAAAGCAAGATAATGCTTAGAAAGAGTTGGCCGAAAGAGCCTAAGGCAAAGAAGGGATACTACATAATAGCTGATAGCGTGATACAAGGAGAAAATCCTGTTACAGGTTATCCATATCAAAGATATATGATGCAAAAGCTACCAAGTACCGGAGCTGTAGGAAGAGAGGAGACTAAGTGGAAACAGAATGTAGAGTCAATATTTACATAACCACATCAATAAGAGGGCCTGCAAAGAGAAACGGTGGTTATGGCTATGTAATAGAATTTATAAAAAAAGATGGCAGTCCTGTAACCAGAAGTGGAGTTGGGTATGAGGAAAGAGCTACAGAGAATAGACTAACATTGCTTGCATTGAAAGATGCGTTGAAGAGATTAACAAAAAGTTGTTCAGTCCTAGTATTTACTAGGTGTGAGTATGTTTTTAGAGCATTTCAAAACGGATGGATTTTAGAATGGGAAAAATCAGCCTGGACAAATTCAAAGGGTAAAAAGCTAAGTGATTGGGAACTTTGGAAAGAAATTAAAGAGTTATCCACAATTCATAGGCTATCTTTTGAAAGTACCGAGGTGAAGAACCCTTATGAAATGTGGATAAGTGAGAATATAAAGAAAGTGGGAAATTAATTTTGAACGCAATACTTAAATATCCTGGAGCAAAGTGGAGAATTGCTGACTGGATAATAGAGAATATCCCTGAACATCATAGTTATATAGAGCCATTCTTTGGAAGCGGTGCTGTATTCTTTAATAAATCTCAATCAAATATTCAAACAATTAACGATTTAGATGGAGATGTTGTTAATTTCTTTGAAGTTGTAAGAGATATGCCGGAAGAACTGGCTGCAAAAATCTACATGACACCATACGCAAGGAAGGTATATGAAAACACATATGAACAGTTAAATAAAATAAACACTTCAAAGATTGACAGAGCATTGAACTTTTGCATCAAGATAAATATGAGTTATGGCCATAGATTCAGCTATAAAGTAGGTTGGAAAAACGATGTACAGGGACGAGAAAGAGCATATGCTCTAAGATCTTGGAACAAAATTCCGGATATCATCATGGAAGCGGCAGTAAGGCTTAAAGAAACACAGCTTGAAAATGGTCCTGCAATAGAAGTTATAAAAAGATTTAACAATCCTAAGTGTCTGATATATTGTGATCCACCGTACTTGCTAGGAACACGCAATATATCAAAACAATACAATTATGAGATGAGTAATAAAGACCATGAGGATTTACTTAACACAATAATTAAGAGTAAAAGTAAGATTATAATAAGTGGTTATGATTCAGATTTATACAATGATGCATTGAAAGATTGGAGAAAAAAGACAAGTTTTAATCTAACTCAAAGTATGAGAAAAGTAAAAGAAGTACTTTGGATGAATTATGATTGCGAAAAGCAATTAAGCATATTTCAGACAGATAATTAAAAAGGAGCGAAAATGAATAGAGTAATATTGATGGGAAGATTAACAAGAGATCCTGAAGTGAGATATACAAGTGGTGAGAATTCAATGGCGGTAGCAAGGTATACATTAGCGGTGGACAGAGGGATAAAAAAGCAGGCGGAGCAGAGTGCAGACTTTATACAGTGTGTTGCATTCTCTAAGGCAGCAGAATTTGCAGAGAAGTATTTCAGACAGGGCATGAGAGTATTGGTATCAGGAAGGATACAGACAGGTAACTATACGAATAAAGAAGGGCAAAAGGTATATACAACAGAGGTTATCTTAGATAGTCAAGAGTTTGCAGACAGCAAAGGGGAGAGTGCTAACAGTAAAGGTACAAGCAATCAAGGTACATATGTGGATGCAGACGGATTTATGAATATACCGGATGGTGTAGATGATGAGGGATTACCGTTTAATTAAAATCAAAGGAAGGAAAGAATATGTTTATTAAGCAATCAGTATTTGAGAAGTGGGTAAAGAAAGCATATAAGTATGATGCATTGAGAATATATAAAAGTGAAGATGACGACTTGATTATAGATACTCCAAATTGGACTCTAGGCATACGTAAAGATTTTATAACTAAAGAAGTTAAGGGAGCACTGGTAAAGCTTGTAGGAGATTTACCGGAGCGAACAGAGTCTATATTGTATGGCAAAGGTGGAAATATGCAATATGAGATTTCAGAAATGATAGATACATCAATACTGAACAATGATTATACAAAAGATAGGGAATATAGTCCTTATATTGTCTCCAATGTAACTATAGAAAAGACATACAGAGTAATTCAGTCTGAAAGTGATATAAGCATAATAAGAATGTTTGAGCAGGAATATTTGAATTTGATTGAAAGAAGTCTTGTGGATATTAAAGGTGGAGAGACGAATGTTGAAGGGCCTATCAGTGATAATAAAGGCTCAAGCCTCAGATGGTATACGAATGTATGTGCATTGGAAATAAAGCGTAGTATAGCAGCAGAAGATTATACAAATGAACTGATAGAGACACTTAAGAAAATAAAACTTGAAAAATGTGAGGAGTAGGTATGGCAATACAAAAAGATATAGTAATCAACAGGAAAGAATATGAGCGAATAAAAAGATATGATCATAATCAAATGAATAACTATGTGAAGAGTATATATAAGAGTGGTTTTGAAGACGGCAAGGCAGCAGTTCCGGGAATCGATATACAATACATTGCTGATATAGTTAGAGGTGTAAAAGGTGTCGGAGAAAAAAGAGCTGCAGAAATAGTAAAGGCACTTGAAGTAGAAATGGCAAAGCTGTAAAGCGAGGTAGAAAATCGTGAAGGTAAATAAAGAAGAATGGGGAAAATATAGGATAAGTGTAAAGAAGGCAAGGGAACTATATTATTTTTGTTTGCAGTATGGTGAATGGAAGGAGGAACTATCAAGTAAAATTAATTCTTTAAAGAGTGGATGTGGTGGAGGTGGTGGGAAAGGGATAGGAGACAGTACAATGGCACTTGCTATAAAAAGAACTATTCTAAAAGATAAGTGTGAACTTATAGAAAGTACTATTGTGGAGACAGACAAAGACTTATATAGATATTTACTTAAAGCAATTACAGAAGAAGGAGTAACATATCAGTATTTAAGAAGTGTTATGGGAATGCCGTGCAGCAGGAGAAAATACTATGAAACTCGTAGAAGATTTTATTATTTGCTGTCAAAGAAAAAAGAAAATCTAATGATTTAAAAAAGAGGGTCACTCATAAAGTTAAAAACGTGATATATTGATATCATAAGATTCACAGGCCAAGGGCTGTGAATTGAAATGACATGTGTTTCTCCTAAAGGGCACCTCAAGAAATTGGGGTGCTCTTTAAAGTTATAAGGAGTGTTAAATGCCGGCAAGGAATAGACCTGACAAGGACGGAACGCATAGAGGAGCGTTCGAGAAGAATAAAAGAAAGATATATGCAACACGAACAATATGCGGTATATGCGGTAAGCCGGTTGACATGAGTCTTAGGTGGCCAAACCCTATGAGTAAGTGTATAGACCATATTATACCTGTAAGCAAGGGTGGACATCCGTCAGATATTGACAATTTGCAACTTGCACATATGTGTTGTAACAGGGAGAAAAGCGATAAGATATTTAAATATAATAAATCAAAAAGCGGAGATACAGAAAATGAATTGGTAGCAATAGGTAATCGTAATCTTCCACAGAATATTGATTGGGTAAAGTATTGTCAGTCAATTTAGGGGGGCATATGTCCCGTTGTACTGATTCAAAGCGAACCCCACGCCGTACTGGGAAAATATCTCGCTGAAACAAAAAATAAGCAAAGGAAATAGAAACAATGAGTGAATACAAGGGTATTGGGTATCTTAGAAAAAAGCTAGCATTGAAGCGCTCTAGGGTTCTAACGCGTTATAAATTTTATGACATGAAAAACTATACAAGGGACTTTGGAATTTCAACACCACCGCCACTAAGAGAGTGGCAATCAGTCCTCGGGTGGTGTGGAAAAGCTGTTGATTCTCTAGCTGATAGAGTCGTTTTTCGTGAATTTGGAGATGATAATTTTGATTTAAACGAAATATTTACAATGAACAATCCTGATATGCTCTTTGATAGTGCTATTTTGTCTGCTTTGATTTCTTCATGCTGCTTTGTCTACATCAGTCAAGGGAATGACGGATTCCCAAGATTACAAGTGATTGATGGGGCAAACGCTACCGGAATTATTGATCCGATTACGGGATTGCTAAAAGAAGGGTATGCCGTACTGGAAAGAGACGACACAGACAATCCTACCTTAGAAGCACATTTTTTGAGAGGGTCAACGGTTTACTATCACCAAGGGACACAAGAAGAAGTTTTTTACAGTGAAGTAGAGCATCCATTGCTGGTGCCGATTATCTACAAACCCGATGCAGTGAGAGTATTTGGAAGGTCTCGAATTTCTCGATCTTGTATGAATATTGTCGGTAGTGCTGTAAGAACCATAAAGCGTTCAGAAATATCTGCAGAATTCTTTTCCTTCCCACAGAAATATATTGTTGGAACAGATCCTGAAATGGAAACATTGGATAAATGGAAATCGGCAATGTCCAGTATGCTTCAAATAGATGAAAACGAAGATGGAAGATCTCCGACATTTGGCCAATTCGCCCAACAGAGTATGGAGCCTCATTTATCTCAGTTGAAAATGTTTGCTTCACTCTTTGCAGGAGAATGTGGTTTAACTTTGGATGACTTAGGTTTTGCTACAGGAAATCCTGCAAGTGCTGAAGCAATCAAGGCATCACATGATAACTTGAGATTGATGGCAAGAAAAGCACAAAGAAACTTTTCGAGTGGATTGTTGAATGTTGGATTTTTGTCCGCTTGCTTGAGGGATGATATACAATATAAGAGGCAGCAGTTTTATTTAACCAAGGCTATGTGGGAACCAATTTTTGAACCGGATGCGGCAATGCTGTCCTCAATTGGGGATGGAGCAATAAAAATTAATCAGGCGATACCGGGATATCTGGGAGAGAATAACATGCGTGAGCTTACTGGAATAAAATCGGAGGCATAAATGGATGAAATTCTAGACAGAATTAAAGAGCTGTATAAAAAGGCAGTGAAGAAGAATGCCGGATTACAAAAAATATTGAAAAAGGTTGAAGAATTAGAGGCGACATATGCAGATGCCAGCACTTTTTCCTCTTTGACAGGTCAAATTATAGGCGAACTTATAGACAATGAATTGAAAGAAAATTTGCTTGATGGTGTTGTTCCACCGGAGGTTGCCCAAATTATTATACCGGGTGCATTAATACATAATCACGAAGTAGTCTCAGATGTTTGTGAGAGTATACAAAACGCACTAAATAAAAAAGCAGGTATAAGCATAAAAGCGCTAAGGCCATTCTTTGAAGACAGGAAGGTGGATGGAATTGTTAGGGAGGTTGTAAATGCTCCGAATTATCCGGATAAAAGTGAAGCTGTAAAGCAGCAGATAGAAAATGTTTCTATGTCAGCAGTTGATAAATCTGTACAGGCAAATGCGGAATTCCATTACAACTCAGGGCTACAAACAAAAATCACAAGGAAATCAATCGGGAAATGTTGTGAGTGGTGTAACAATATGGTCGGAGAATATGATTATGAATCCGTTAAAAGAACAGGGAACGAGGTATTCCGTAGGCACTCTAATTGTCGGTGTCAGGTCTTGTATGTACCGGTTAAAGGGTTGGCTAAAAATTTATACAGTAAAAAAGAGAAGAGTTTGAAAGAGTGGGAAAGGCTGAGAAAGGAACAAGAATTTGAACTTGAACAGAAGCAGAAAGCTGAAGAGAGGGAAGCAAAAAGGGAATTGCTAAGGCGATTAAAGAGTGGAGAACTTACAAAAGAATTAAATCCGGAGAAACAAGCTCC